AAGCCGCAGCTGAAAAAGAAAAATGGACAAAAGCAAAACCCGATGCTCCAGTAAAGAAGCCGCGCATTAGTAAAGCTGAATTCTTGAATCGTTGTATGGATTTTGCTAAAGATTTATCGGCACGCCGGGGTGTTAAAAACCAGGGTGTGATAGAGCAAATTTACAACGTAGTAGCAAGGGAAGCCTTACAAGGATCTGATAATAAAAAGATTTATGCTATTTTGGTTAAACAGTTTCCCCAACTAAAAGTGCCAGTCAGCACTAAGCCAGTGGCACCTGCTCCAGTGGCACCACCACCACCAGCACCTGCTCCAGAAACAGTTCCGCCTGCTCAGCCAGTTCGCGAACGAAGAGCAAATTTTGAATCCTTTAGACAACGCCGATAAGTAATAGCATGACTCGTGCCACACTGGAAATTACAACCATGGTTGGTTGTCCGTTAATGTGTACATATTGCCCGCAGGATAGTCTTAAAACTGCATATGGTGATGATGTAAAATACATGACGGTTGATACCTTTAAAACTGCTGTCAGCAAGTTGCCCATAGATTGCCGCCTTGATTTTTCGGGCATGGCCGAACCTTGGGTCAATCCCGACTGTACAGAGATGTTGGAGTTTGCATTGACTCGTGGACATAAAGTGGCAATCTTCACTACCTTGTATAATTGGGATGAAGCAACTGTACATCGCATGGGAGAGTTATTGATAAATCATGCTGCCCAAATTGAAATATTTAAAATACACTTTCCCGATGCTGCGGGCAATATGCGTGGTTGGAAAATCAGTGATGAATGGGAATATGCCTATGCTGGTATGCAGGCCGTGGTACAAGCCGCAGGTATACATTACGAAGCGATGACCATGAGTGACCACGGAGTGCATCCGGCCATACGTGATCTACCGGGAATGGGAGTAAGTCACAGTTGGTCCATTGCCGCGCATGATCGTGCTGGTAGCTTACCCGATGAGCAAATTAAAAAACAAGTAAAGGATCAACCTATTAAGTTCGGTCCACAACATTCAAAACCAATTACTTGTAGTAAAACAGAGGCCTTCAACCAAAATGTGATGTTGCCCAATGGCGATGTTGCATTATGTTGTATGGACTATGCAAACAAGCACGTAATTGGGAATCTACTTGAAAATTCGTATGAGGAATTGTTCACTGGTCCAGAAATGACCAGGATACTTAAAGAAAATTCTCGCCCGTGTTTCAGTAATGAAAGTTTGTGCAGAACCTGCACAGACGCGAGAATCGTTTGACACGTAAACAGCATTAGTATATAATACACTCACGGGCCTTTAGCTCAGTTGGTTAGAGCAGGAAACTCATAATTTCTTGGTCGTTGGTTCGAGTCCAACAAGGCCCACCATACAATGAATAAAACATATACTTTAGAACGTAACGATAAATTAGGATTTTATCAAATAGGTGAACAAAAGTTTCACAATAAAGTAATGGCCTTGATAGAAGGAACAAAAACAAATCAATTTCCCGAATGGAATTTTAATAAAAATGTTTTTGATAATTACGTCTGGTCTAGCGAACCAGTTACGTCGAACCTTAAAGAGCTCTATCGTCAACGTGCCCAACAGATACGTGATCAGTACGATTATATTAGATTAGAACTAAGTGGTGGTGCCGATGGTAATACAGCATTATACGCATTTTTATTAAACGGAATCCCCTTAGATGAAGTAGTATTCCGATACCCCAAAGCCGGTGAAAAGAATGTAACAGATGATCCATTTAATACCAAGCCGGAAAATACCCTGAGCGAGTATAGATACGCGGCCAAACCTACAATGGATTGGATTGCCACACATTATCCTACAGTTAAAATAACAATACACGATTATAGTATTGATATGTTAAACAGCGATCATGATGAAAGCTGGGTATTTTTAACTAGAGATTATTTCCAACCAGGGCATCCTTTTAAACACACAGTTGATGCAGTTGACGGACATAAGCGTACCTTAGCAGAAGGTAAGAGAGTATGCATGTTATGGGGTATTGACAAACCCAAGGTATGCGTCAAGGACGGAAAGTGGTATTCATATTTTATGGATGTACAGACTAATGCCGCAAATCCTAATATAGGTGACTATACAAATATCAGCAATGAATATTTTTTCTGGACTCCGGATTTTCCTGAGCTAGTACATGCACAAGCACACACTATTAAAAACTGGTTTAATTTAGAATCAAACAAGTATCTACAGCATTTAGTGCGTTGGCCTAACTATAGCTTCAGCCAACGCACTACATTTGAACATATTGTTAAACCGTTGATTTACGAGGACTACGATCCTACCACATTTCAAACAGCTAAACCCACTAATAGCTTTTACAATGAAATGGATCACTGGTTTTACACTAATTTTCAGGATACACATGCATATCGCATGTGGCAAGCGGGACTAGACTTTTTAGTTAAAAACATCGACGCTAAATATTTTAACAATGAAATGGGACGCCCGGTTGGGTTTGTTGGATTTATTAGCCCGTTTTATTATCTCGGTGAGGCATCATTTACAGATCCGGGCACTAATATACACTACAAATTTTAATATAAGATAAATATTTATTAGCAACGCCGCATTGAGCGACGTCGGGATCAACAGACGCCTGGGGTAGAGAAACCCTTTTACTAATGTGTTACACTTAGAACGCCGACCGTAAGCAAGAATTCTACTTGCAAAGCAATTAAAATCATACCTTTAAGGACATAATACCATGAGCAAAACAACTAAAATTCGTTGGGTGATCGCACACGAGCCACTAAGCCTATTTCTACGTGCGGCAAAAGATTTCCAGCAATTTGTTAACGAAGCACAATCGGTGGAAAAAATTGAAGTCGAAGTAATGACATTATCTGAATACAGCATGAAGTACAACGATGGTGTTTTAGTTACAAAACACGACTTGCTTGACCTAATGGAGCAAGGAAAGATTGAAATGAGCCAGATGTACACAACGTGGTTGGCAGAAGATATTGAACATGATATGTTAGCATTAGAAATGCCATTTATTTTTGAAGATCACGAACATGCAACCCGTGTATTAGAAGGTGACGTTGGTGAAGGGTTACTAGAAAAGATCACAGAAAAGTCAAATGTACGCGGTATGGCATTTACATACTCCGGTGGCTTCCGTAATATTATTATAGACAAGCCGGTGACTTCATTAAAAGACTTGGGCAATAAATGAAACTAAGAACCAATCGTAATCCAGTAGCACAAGAAACATTCAAAGTATTGGGCGGTGTTGAGATATTCGTTTGCGAAACCGAAGATATTCGTGCCCACATTATCGAAGGTGATTGCGAAGGTGGCGAAACTGTTTATAGCCGTATCTACCCATTGGGACAAAATGAAGTCACTAAAAGCGTCATTGATAGCAAGCATAGTTTGTTTTTAACAACCATGATCATGCGTGACGATTTCTGGAAAACATTAAGTCCGGAGGTACGTGCTGTTATCAAAGATGCTGCTATCAAAGCAGGACGCCGTGAACGCGAAGTGACTATCCAGGATGGTGAAAATGCTAAACAGCAATTGATCGCCGACGGTATTGATATTATTGACCTCTCAGCAGAAGAAACAGCAGAGTGGAAAGAAAAAACCCAAACTGTTTATAAAAAGTTTGAACCTACATTTACACCTGGTTTAATTGATCGAATTAAAAAAGCGTAATACTATAGTGGACGATGGTTGACATCGTCCACCATTTCAAGTAACATAAAACATATTCAAAGGAAAATTATGAAAAAAATTCTAGCAATACTGCTGGCCACGTTTGCATTGTCAGTGTCAGCAGCTGAAACAATCACTATAGTATATTCTTGGTCGGCAGCCGACGTGGCAGCTAACTATTGGCGAAACTTGGCCGAAGCCGCTAATAAACAACAAAATCAATATAAATTTATTGTTGATTATAGACCGGGCGCCGGCGGCACCATCGCATCAAATCATATATTAAATACACAAAACGTAATACAGGCCACTAGTTCGGCATTTTATATCCGCGCAAATTTATATCCAAACGAAAGTTATGATCTAAATAAGTTCCAATCGGTATTGCCATTGTGTCTGGCACCGTTTAGCATTAGTTCTTCAAAATATAAGTCATGGGATGAAGTGCCCAAGGATGCACGACTAACGATTGGCATCAGCGGGTTAGGAACTACTACACATTTAACAGCTATACAGATCACCCAAAAATATCCAAAGATGGAAATCATTCCGTTCAAAAGTACCAGCGAAGCGGTGCAAGCAACATTAAGTGATCAAACTGATTTTGCTGTGGGATTTGTTGGTGATTCGATCCAATACCAAGGACCCAACATCACCAATAAACAATCTAACATATTGGGGATCAGTGGAAATAGATCAATACAGGGAAAACCCTTATTGATCAATCAAGGCTTCCCAAAAGTATTGGGTATATTTGGTAGTCCAGCACAGGCCATCGCCCCGGTCACAATGCCCGAGGTTAAGTATAATGAAATACGACAAATATTGGTTAAAGCAGTCAAGGACCCAAAAGTAGTCGAAGTACAAGAAGGCGATTACTGTTTTCACAATACTGAAATATCCGATATGCCGCCGGCAAAATTCTATCAGTGGAGCAGGGACATGTGGAAAAACTTAACAGCCGGGGTTAAAGTAAATTAACCAAAAGAGGTTGACTGTAAAAGGTAAATAAAGTATACTAGATAAATTATGAAACAGATTATTAAACATTCAATACAACATACACAGCCCACAAAAGGCTCGTTGGCCTATTGGTCAACCTGTGGATTCCTACCAGTGGTTAATATGAATAGTTTAGATCGTAGTACAGCAGAGATTAGAAGTAGGGTTCGAAAAGGATCGGATGATTAAGTAAATTATCCCGTAAACTTTAAGAACCCTAGGACTAAAAACCCTAGGGTTTTTTGTTTTAAGGAGATCAGAAATGTTAAAGAACAACAAAGAAACAACCAATAAGTATTTGATTCTAACAGAGAAAAAAGTTGCTTTGTTGGAAAGTAGAGTAAAACAAGTAGAGGCGCAACTTATAGCACTGAAAGAGGTTGCTAAGAAATTGAAGTAGTGCTAAACTGTTCTGTGTAGTAAAGTAGTAAGTGTTTATGAGGAAACGAGGTCCTCACCGCGCACTATAAACATGCGGTAAACGGGCGTACAGGATGCATAAAAGTGTGGCGTTAACTCACTAGTAAGACTCCTGGTTAGGGTATTATCCCTATCATATCCTGCTGCAACGCAGGGTATTCTAAAGCATGTCAGATGACGAACGTCCAAAAGGCCATGAAAATCTTGTGAGACAAGGCACAGGAATCACTGTGACACTAGTATGCTTTAGAATACCCTTTAGAAGAATACACCTGAGCACCGCACCGATAAAGCGGACTGCCAGTGCAACCGTCATGTAAACGGCCCGCTAGCAAAACCTGGCAACTAAAGGGTAGACTTATCTGGAGGAACGGCACAGTGGGAGGGGTGCGGCAGACTGTAAATCTGTTCTCAAAAGGCTAGTTGGTTCGAATCCATCTTCCTCCACCAAGTTATTCGGTCTGTAGTTTAATGGTAAAACACGTGGTTTGGGACCATGAGTTGAAAGTTCGATTCTTTCTAGACCGACCAAATATGTAGTATACTATTAATCAGATATGTTATAATAAGTAATTATATGAGTAGATTACTGATCTTACTGCTATGTTTACTTTCGGGTTGTGCAATAGTCGCACCAGTGTTTGGAGTCGGTGGATCTACATTGCAAATTCTACAGGTCGTAGACCGAGGAAAATTATTAGTTGATGCAGCATCAACTGCGGGTACCGGTAAATCCACCACAGATCATCTTATAAGCAAGGTATTGGATCGTGATTGCAATGTAACTTTATTAATTACAGGTGATGGATATTGTAGCAGTAAAAATATTTGTCAATAGAATATATGGTGCGGTGGCAGAGTGGCCCAATGCAAGGGATTGCAAATCCCTAAAATCGGGGGTTCGAATCCCTCCTGCACTTCCAGTATTATGGCTCGCAAGTGTTACGGTAGCACAATGGCCTCCAAATCCATTGGACGGGGTTCAATTCCCTGGCGGGTCACCACATAGTAGATTTTAGGGGGATTGATGTAAATAAGTATCATACAATAGAGGTATTATAGTAATATGGGGGTGTAGCTCAGTTGGGAGAGCGGCGGCTTTGCAAGCCGTAGGTTGTCGGTTCGATCCCGACCATCTCCAAAAATGTTTTAATTTAACTATTAGAATGTCCACCAAAGGCATAAATAATAGTATAGAATATTTTTGGAGATGTATATGACTAAAGAATCAAGTCTATGTAGTTGTATCTATTGTAAAGAAATAAAATCAGTTAAGGGAATATTTACACACGTAGATCGGACACATTTAAAAGTATCAAAATACTCCACAGGGTATAATGGAAAATATGAAATTTTAGCAGCCAGGCACCAAGACAAGATAGTAAAATACTTGACTACCTCAAATAGATGTATTCAATGTAATATTGGAATAGAATATAGCAAACGACACAATAAATTTTGTTCAACGTCATGTTCTGCTATATATAATAATGCTCGAAAAGATTACTTAACTTTTACCACAGGCCCAAAAGCAACGGTAAAAGAGTTGATTAAAAAACAGTGTAAGTTCTGTACCTTGGTATTTGAAACTCATAAGGCCACAAAGGTATTTTGTTGCACTAGCTGTAGTATAAACTTTAAAAATGCTCCATTACGAGCTAGGAGAACTGAATGGAAGAACTACAGAGCAGATTGTCAATTTAGGTTTAGTATCAAAAATTATCCAGATGAGTTTGAGTTTGTGTTAATTGAAAATCATGGATGGTATAAAGCTTCTAATAGAGGAAATAATTTAACTGGTATTAGTAGAGATCATATGATTAGTTGTAGATATGGATTTGAAAATAATATACCATTTGAGCATATTAGACATCCAGCAAACTGTAAACTAATGGTTCATAATATGAATATCTCAAAACACAAAAGATGTTCTATCACTTACGAGGAATTATTAAAAAGAATCAACGAATGGGATAGCAAATATCACCAAGATTATCGCGGGGAAGTGTAATGGCGCACACTGGGCTCATAACCCTTTGGACCGGTTCGATTCCGGCGACCGCAACCAGTTTTAATGTAGTAAAGTATTAAGCGGGATTAGCTCAGCTGGTAGAGCGCCACGTTGCCAACGTCGAGGTCGTCGGTTCGAACCCGATATCCCGCTCCAAGTCTGGTAGAGAGTATATTACCCTCTATCAAAACATATATTTTATAGAAGTATAATTTGCTCCGTGATACCGGTCTTGGTGAGGCGGGTCTGACTGTTAATCAGAAATAGGTTGGTTCGAATCCAACTCACGGAGCAAATTATATTTTATAGCCCTGTTAGTTCTAGTGGTAAAACGTCGGTTTTGTAATCCGAATTCGGCAGTTCGATTCTGTCACGGGGCACCAAAATTACGGCTCTTAACTCAACTGGACAGAGTGCCAGTCTTCGAAACTGGAAGTTGGGAGTTCGAATCTCTCAGGGCCGGCCTATTATGGGATGTTAGCTCAGTTGGTAGAGCAGTAGACTTTTAATCTATTTGTCGTGGGTTCGAACCCCGCACGTCCCACCAATAACTGATGGGGATTAGCCAAGTGGAACGGCAACGGGTTTTGATCCCGTGATGCACAGGTTCGATCCCTGTATCCCCTACCAATACATATATTTTATAAAATTATAATCATATGTCGCAGACAAGATAATTACATATACAATTAAGGAAATTACATGGTCAACAAAACAAAACCCAATAATCAAAGAAATCAAATTAAAGATCCGATGCTGTATAAAACAGGTAAAAAACGTCTCGGCCCTTTAAATTTAGAACAGTTAAAGAAGTTGTTAGATGCAGCAACTAAACCAAAAGAAAAAGCTCGTATTCGCAATCGCATCACGATTGTGGAATCTCGAATCAGCATGGTTGCTCCGGTAGTCGAAGCCTCGTTAATTTAATGGTAAAATGTCGCTTTTACACGGCGAACTCGGCAGTTCAATTCTGTCACGAGGTACCAAAATTTGGTAATGTAGCATAGTGACTAATGCAACTGCTTCATATGCAGTCTATCGCTGGTTTGAGTCCAGTCATTACCACCAAATTATCGCCCTGTTAGTTCTAGTGGTAAAACGTCGGTTTTGTAATCCGAATTCGGCAGTTCGATTCTGTCACGGGGCACCACCGTTTATAAGTTATTGATTATTAAGAGTTTTTAGTGGTAGACGAATAATTCAAATGGCTATATAATAGTTACTTGAGTTAGAAATTGTTCTTTAACAATACGGCGTTATACACATACACACTAAGGCATACGCGATGCCTGGCTGGAGGCAGTCGTGCTGGGTGAGATTGGTGTGATGGACGGTTCAATTCCGTTAGTGTGTAGTTGTATAACGTTGTCGCATAGTTTATGCGGGATTCGTAAAATGGTATTACCTTAGTTTTCCAAACTAAAGTCAGCAGTTCGATTCTGCTATCCCGCTCCATTGTTTTCTATGCCCGAGTAACTCAGCGGTAGAGTAGCGGCTTGATAAGCCGTTAGTCGTTGGTTCGATCCCAACCCCGGGTACCACTTTTATTAATGCTCAAAGGAGCCAGTATGAAAGCAAATGATAACGTTAAGGACCTTAATGCTGCACAGATTTTGGCGCGGTCACTTAAGAGTCATCGGTGTATTATCGTATCTTACGATAAACTAGATATGCCGAAACGCACAGTAAAGATTGTGCGAAAAACTTCGCGTAAAACAGACGTCGGTACCGTAATGCTTTTGACTTTGAAAAACGGTCAGAAGGTACGTGCAACGTTTGAGATGGTGTAAGTGTCCTTGAGGGCTTTAAGTAGCCCTCATATTAAATCATATTCGACGGGTTTGGCGTAGCTTGCGAGCGAGCGGAATTCGGTGCCCCTGGCAGGGTGCGAAAACTTAGTGTGCCAGCATTAAGGAATATTGAGTATGATCTAATATGAAGCATTAGGAGTAGAGGGCGATGGTATGCTCAGACAGCCATATGAGTGCTGACTTCCCGACACTGGTTCGATTCCAGTATGCTTCACCAAAATTAGTAGTATAGAACATGGGGCGTAAATTCCAAAGATCATCCGGATGATCAGAGGATACCAAAAAGGTGATGTTGGTGAAAATCCAACCCGCTCCACCAAATTAGTAGCACAGTAAAAACAACGGAGAGGGTGTGCGGGTTCGAGTCCCGGTTGAGGGTGCTGGAAAGCATGCCTTGGCAGTCTCCATGCTAATACAGATTAAATATCGGCTCAGTGATCGTGCTTCGGCACACAGACGCAGGGACTGCTGTTGAAAGTGTCCTGGGCGTGATGCGCCCGTCGACCAATTTTGATTTAAATTTGCGAGAGTGGAGAAACTGGTATATTCAGGGGACTTAAAATCCCCCGGCTGTAATGGCCATGCGGGTTCGAGTCCCGCCTCTCGCACCATATTGAAGCACATTCTTTAAGGT